TTGAGCTTGGCTTCGACAAGGTTGACGATGCCACTTTCTATCCGACGAGCCTCTGGCAAGCGAAGGAATACCCCGGCCCGGTCTCGGCCCCGTAATCAAGCCCCCGGAAGTTTTTGTGCATCCTCTACTGTCGCATAGACGGTAGAGGATTCTTGTTTTCCAGCACCCACGGTCAGGATGGAGTTCTGGGTCACTGACGGATTGATGTCCTGTCCCGGAGCCGTGGTTTCCGGTATGAGTTGAGAAGCGGTGTTGGGCTGGGTGATGGTGGTCCGGTCTTGGACGATTTCTCCGCGCCTGAGTGTATACAACGTTTCCAGCGTCTCCTTTTTAACGGTGCGACAGACACCAGCTACGATGTAGTACCCAGACCACGGCGAAGTCTTTTCCTTCTGGGGTGAGAGCACGAAGCGCAGAATGTCGCCCACGCGGATATTCATGCTGCGCGTCAGGTCCGCTGAAATCTCGAAAGTTTTGGCTCGACCAAAACTGTATACATTCTGCGCCAGCGCCGACACTTCCTGCGGCTCGTTCTGGCTCAGGTGGTAGGTCATGGTCTGGACGCCATTGGGCACCTTGTCCATCCGGTAGATGCCGTCGGCCAAGCGCAGGTACTTTTCCGGGTCGCTGACCACTTCGTTGGTCTGGCCGGTGTAGGGGTCGTAGGCGATGCAGCGGGTGCCCGCGATGCCCACGTCAAAAAGCTGCTGGCTGCGGTCGTTCTGGACCATGCCCTTGAAGGGCGTGTCGAAGTAGGCGATTTCTTTGATTTCGGTCTGGTAGTCCGGGGTGTGGAAGTGGAGCACGTTGTCCCGCATGTAGAGCAGGTATTGACCGCGCCCCTTGTCGTTGAGGCAGCGGTGGACCAGTCGGCGGTTGATGAACTCAACATCGGACTCGTTGACCTGAATGTAGGCAAAGGTGCCGACGGTTGGCTCGACGACGGCTTCGACTCCAGCATCAGAGGCCATCTGCTTTACCATGTCGCTGATTTTGCCCTTGCGCGAAAGTATCTTGGTGCTCCGGTTGACGGTGAACAGCCGGTCGGCGGTGCTTATCTCGAAATTGTGCCCGGCATTGTTGCCCAGCCCCTTAATCATCGCGGAGCAGTGGACAATCTGGTGCTCCTGCCACGGGAGCCACATGCTCTTGCCTTCGGTCACAAAGCCGATGCGCCAGCGCACGAGCGGGGTGCCGTCGGCCATGAGCGATTTGATGGATTTGTCTACAATGTCCACCTGCTGGGTGACGAAGCGGTGGTAGCTAATCGGGATTTCCTCCATGTTCTCATTCAGGGTGCTTTCCATGTGCTGGATGAGACCGGTGTTCAGGGACAGGGGCTTGTCGGTCGTGCCTTTAAGCTCGATGTCGAAAAGAACCTTTCCGGTGGGTAGGAAATCAATCATGTCAGCCCTCGTCTATCGCGGTGAAGCGGCGCTCAAGGATGTCCAGAATGTAGCCCGGCACGGTGACATCGAACAGGGCGATGGTCGCGTCGGCAGGGTCGTTCAACGCTTCCAGCAGCCGCTCGATGGTGTTGGCGTTGGCAAAAACAAGACGGCATTCTTCTCCGGTCAACGTGATGCCGTCATCGTTGTTGGCCGAGTCCTCGGTGGGGTACAGCACGGCTTTGGATTCGCGGATGGTTTCCACCTGCGAGTCGATGCTTTCGCCGCGCAGTTCCTCAATCAATTGGACCAAGGCTTCTGGCTTCTTCATCTAGGATAGTTACGTTGTGAGATTTACCGACAGACGCGAATTTTTGTACGACCCGGAGTTGTTCGGGTTGGCCGACACCCAGACGGCGCTCAAAATCCACAGCGAGTACATCCGGCGCAGTTCCCCGCGCCCGCTGCCTCGCTTTCTTGAGGTAGACCGCCGCTCGTCCAAAATTGACCATCTTTGGCATGTGCCGTTGGACGATAGAACGGTTTTCTCGCGGGTAATCGACATGCCCTCCATCATTCAGTTCGAGAAGCCCGATTGGCGGCTGACGCGGGTGGGCCTCGTGCCCCAGCAGAAATGCAAGGTCTGGATGGGCAACCTGCTCCTTCAGGAAGCGGATTGGTTCCCGATGCGGGGCGATATGGTCTACTGGAACGGCTATCGTCACATGGTCATCAACGTGATTTTGGACCCCTCGGCCTTCTGGCAGCAGACCAATGTGTGGCTGGGTCTGGTTTGTGAAACCGTCATCCCGGCGGAAGGCGACGCTCGCCCCATCAACAATCCGGGGGTGCCTGTGCCCCGCGAACTGATTCAGACCCGGCCCGTGCCAGAGGTCTAATTGTATACAGTGAGCACGGCGACCACTGACATTTTTCCGACGATTCTGGAGGGCGTACACAACGTATTCCAGCAGCGGCTTGATGACCGCGAGCAGCGGAAGAAGGTCGCGGAAGCTTTGATGTCTTGGCTCGCTGATACGGCCCGCAAGAAAGACGTGCCGGACCTTGATGTGAAGCTGGCAGGTATGCAGCAGCGGGTGAATAAGCTGGTCGAGAACATGACCATCGAAATCGAAAAGGATAAGCCTGTAGTTAAGGCAGCCGGTAGTGATGAGGATACGTGGAAAATGTTCCGCCTCGGCACAAGCTGGTTTGAACCGAACCCGGATTTGATTGAAACGGTCCTGTCCGGGCTGTTTAACGAGTAGTTAAAGCGCATGAACATTCAAAAAGTCATCAGTGAATCCGTGAACAACGGCGGCAAGAACTACGTCACCGAAGCCGTGAACCAGATTCTCGGTGAGGACATCAAAACCGGCCAGACGGTCGCCGTTATCGACGACCCCATCTCCGGCTATTCCGGGGCCAAGGGCAAGGTGAAAGCCGAGTCCGAAGCGAACCCCGGATTCGTGGATGTCGAACTGGAGAACGGCACCACGGTTAAGATGCAGTCCTCGCTGCTTGTCCCGGTCTAAGTCCGCGTCGCTGGCCAGTTGTGTATCGTTCTGCCTGCCAGCGGCAGACGACATTCGACTTTTGCAAGCCAGCCGTGTGGAGTCATCGCGCTCTCCACGGCTGGCTTGTTTAGTTAAGGCATGGCCGACGAAACTCTGAACGCCAATGACGGAACCCTGAATGTTCGGGCAGGCTCGCTGGGCGGCACGTCGATGCGCTATCACGAGCTTGCGCTTCAGCGTTGGCTGAACCAACTATTCTACGTCCGTGAGGGTTACCCAGTCCCGGTGGTGTTTACGTCGCCGATGGACGCCTTCTCCTATTTCGCCCAGCTTTGGTCTGACTCCAACAACCCTTTCGACTACCTGCTCAACCTCAAGGATGCCAACGGCACTCCGCTTTATGAGCCGCATCCTTCGCCGATTCGCTACCCGATAATTTCCGTTTATCGCAAGGGCTGGAAGTACCGGCAGTACCAGAACTTTTCGATTCATCGCTGGCGTCACATCAACTGGCCAACGGTCGCCAACGCTGGTACTGAGCGTTATGGCCCGGAGGCGCAGGGCTGGGATGTGACCAAGTGCCGCCTCGGCAACGTCACCACGTCGCGGATGCCGATGGCGTGGGACTACCGCTTTCAAGTAGACCATTTTTGCAACCGCCCGGACACGCAGGCATTCTTCATCGAGCAGTTGATGCAGGAGTTCTGGCGCACAGGCGGCACCGTTCCGCAGACGTGGGTCACGGTGCCCTACCCCGGCTGGGGCAATCGACGGGTGCGCCTTTACCTCGACGGCGACATTGAAAACTTGACCCCGGAGGAACCTGAGACGGGCAAGAACGTGGAGTTCCGCACGAGCTTCACCATCGTCGTCGAGGGCTTTGACGTTGACCTGAAGTACGAAATTTACCCGGCGCTTTGGAATCTGGTCATGCGCTTTGGCCCGGTGGCTCCCATCGAACTGGAGGACTGCTTCAACTTAACCAAGACCACGGACCTGCGGGTGACCGGCAGCAACACGACGCTGGACAGCAGGCCGAACGTGCCTTCGTGGGGCACTTGTCAGGAGGTTATCGAAGCGGCAGAGAGCGTGGCTTCCACACAGACGAACATTTACCTGACTTCGGCCAATGCTTCCTACACGGTCGAAAACGGCCTGCCCATCGTCATCCCTCCGGTCAACACTTTTGGAGTGTTTACAATCGGTACGACGGTTCCGGTTTATCTCATCACCGGCCACGTCACAGAGAATGGCACGGGCATGGATAATGTGCCGCTGACGATGACCGGAATCGGCACGACCTACACGGATGTCAACGGCAGCTACGGCATCAACGTGCTTGGACCTTTCAGCGGCGTGGCCCAGCCCGTCTGGTTTGGTGGCGCGTTCACTCCACCGTTCCGCACTTACACCGCGCTGGGCACCAATCAATCCGGGCAGGACTACGCCTTCACCGGCACAACGCCGCCGACCTATCTCATCTCCGGCGTGATGAGCAACAACTTGGTGCCATTCAGCACGGACATTGCCTTTGACAGCCTTGGAACGTTTACATCTGCTGCCGACGGCAGCTATGGCGTATTGGTGCCTTACCTGTACAGCGGCGTATCCACGCCACTCTCAACCGGGGGCGTTTGGACGCCTGATTCGCGCACCTACGTTCAGGTGGTCGCGGACACGCCCAATCAGAATTTCGACTTCGCGGGAGCCGCCGTCATGGCCTACGGCACCGATTACGCCAGTGCGAACGGTTCGTTCGTCTACGGGTCTGCCGACCTCTACGTTTACACGATGGCGGGCGCTTCCCACGTGGCTTTCCTAAGCGGCAGCGTGTTGGACGCGGCAGTGCCGGGCGGCACCTTCTACAGCTACGGGACCAATACCGTGTCGCTCTACAGTGGCACGCTGGCCGACACGATTGTTTACAGCTTCGGGACGGATTACGGCACGAACACCATCTCGCTTTACACGGGCACCCTGTTCGATACTTCGGTTAGCACCGGGACGACGATTGACGGCGGCACGAACTCGGTTTCCCTCGTGAATGGCACGCTGGCCCTCCTGATGATTGAGTCGGGAACGCACTTTGCCCAGACAACCATCCAAGTCTCCTTCTTGAATGGAACACTAGCGTAGTTATAGCGATGAGCACGTATCAACTGCATCAAACGGCACGCGGGCTTTACAAGGTCGCGGTCGTTGACGCCGCCACCAAAGAAGTTGTTTGGGAACAGAAAGAATGGGGTAAAAACCTCATCCTGAACAACGGCATGGACGCTGTGGCTGTTCGCTACTGGGCCACCTGCATGAGCTACGCTGTTGCGGGCACCGGCATCATTCCCACCGCCATTTCGTCAGCAGAAGTCACGGCATCGCAAGCGGGCAGCACCGTGAGCGCCACGGTTGGCAGCTACACGTTCTCCAGTGGCGACATCGGGAACATGATAAAATGGGACGTGGGCGGCGAGGAAGCTCGCATCACCGGCTACACGAATCCGCAGTCGGTCACGGTCACGCCTGCTCAGTCGGTGGGCAGTGGAACGTTCGTGGTCTACCAGACCAATCAGACCGGCATGGCCACCGAGGTCAAACGCACGACCACTTATCTCCCCAATGCACCGTATTGCCAGACCTCAGTGGATACTTCCACGGGCGTTGTGGCCATGCGCCGTACCTACGATTTTTCAGCAGAAGTAATTCAGCGCAATTACACCGAAGTTGGTGCGTGCTGGAATCAAACCGCTTTTACCGGCAATACGACTTTTTCGCGCATTCTGCTTCCGCTGGCGGTGACCGTGAATCCCGGTCAGCAGTTGCGCTTTGTATACGAACTCCAAATTATGGTCGGGCCTATCACCCCGGTCAGCTTTAGCGCGGCGGTGTCTGGCTGGCCGGTGCTGCCGTCTGTAAACACCAACGCCACTCAGCAGCTTGAGCATCACGGTTTGCAGATGGTAAGCGCAACAGGGTCACCTACCAACGGTACGGGTGGTTTTACCAACGAACCTTCGGAAATCAGCATTTACGGCGGGTACATGTTCGTCTCGCCCAATTCCACAGCTTTTCAGGCATTCGACACATCGACTGACCGGCGAACGACGGGTTACGATGTCAATGCGATGAGCCTGCTGCCTTACACGCCGCTGAGTTTCACGTTGGACAAGACAGCAACCTTTACCGTTGCCCAGTTGAACCGCACGGATTTGAGGACGGTTGGAATCACGGCCAACTATTCCGGTTTGAATTTGAATGCAGCAGTCGCCAATGGGCTGGTGGTCCTGTTTGCCCAGTCTCAATCCAAGAACAATACCCAGACGCTCACTTTCATCTTCCGGTTCACTTGGGGCCGGACGCTGGCTTGAGTTGTAGACAAATGTGTTCCAAGTGACCGAATCACGAACCGAGTAGTTAAAGGCAAAGAAAGATATGGCAACGATTACTGCGAAAACTTTTCCGGGCGTATACGCGCAGATTATCGACCGGAGCTTCCTCCCGGCTCAAACGAGCCGATTTAAGCCCGGCCTGATTGGCGTAGCGAGCAAAGGACCGTTCAACACGCCGGTCGCCATCGCGTCGCTTCAGGAGTTCGTGCGGAACTTCGGCAATCCCATCACCACCACGTACTCGACCACGGGCGACACATCTGCGGTCAAGCCCGGCGAAGTCACGCCGGTTGGCTTTGGCTACTTTTTGGCCGACGCCGTGGGCATTCTGGCTGACCTCACCGACAGCATCACTGTCGTCCGCGTGGGCAACCAGTACAATGCCATGCCGACACCGACTGCGGATGGCACTGCGGGGAGCACCAAGGTTATCACGTCCGGGACCAACAGCGATTTCGTTAAGTGGATGAAGCAGCAGGGTGCTCAGGTTTATGTCACGGTAAGCGACCCACCCAAGCACAGCAGCGTCAACCTCCCGGTGACCAGTGCGCTTCTGGGCATGGATGGCATTGGAACGCTCACCGTCAGCACGCCCCTATCGGACACCTACAACGGTGCGACCATCAGCTACAGCAACTATCCGAATGCTGCGTGGAACTCTGAGAGCGTCATTTACGGTTACGGCTACGACGACATCACGGCCAGCATCGGCAAAGTTTACGGTGACGGCAACACCATCGGGGTGAAGGGCGGGTTTGCTTTCAACATCCAGTACGGGTCGGAGACGCTGGACACCCAGAGCCTCTACGCCATCACGGACTCAGGTTCTCAGGCCAATCCGACCTACGAGTTCCGTATCAGTCAGGTGGCTGGCAACACGATTTACATGGTGCCGACGGACAACACCCAAGTCGGCTATCAATCGGTGCCTCTAGGCGACAACTACGACGACGGCAAGCTCTGGAAAGTTACGTCTCGTCCGGCGTTCTTGGTCGTTTCAGCGGTCACGGCAGGTATCTGGGCCAATGGCGCGGTGGCCAGCCAAGGTCTCTACGTCGTGGTCAAGCCCGGTTCGACTTCCGGCACCAAGAAGCTCGAAGTTTATTGGAACTCCGGCATCGTCGAGACCTTCGACAGTCTTTCGGCCAATCCGACCAGCCCGAACTTCTATACCACGCGCATCAATGGTCTGAGCGGTTACATCAAGATTGACCACGTGTTCGCGGACTACAGCACCAGCGCCTCTCTCACGCTGGCGCAGGCCGGAACACACGCAGCCAACACGGTCAGTCCGTGGGATTCTGCTTACTACGGCAGCACCGCAACAACGCCTTACTACGCGCTGCCGTTCGGAGCCGTGAACGCAGGCTGGCTTTACCAGAGCGTTTCGACGGTCATCGACACCGGCTGTCAGTTCGTCAGCGGGTTGAACGGTGAGAACGCGCAGGCAAGCGACTTCGTGGGCGCAGTGCTGGGCGATGACTCGGTGACCGGCCTGAAGTGCTTCGACGACCCGGACAACGTGGACGTGAACATGCTGGCCGCGCCGATGGACGACATTCCCATCAGCGTCATGCAGGAACTTCGCCGGGTGGCCAAGAAGATTAACGCCATGTCGCTGGCCGATGTGCCCGCCGGGCTGAACATCTGGGATGCCATCGACTGGCACAACGGCGCGGGCAAGTTTCGTGGCCGTGGCCGCATTGACGACCCGAACATTGCGGTGTTCTGGAACTGGTTCACCCTTACCAGCCCTTACGATGGTCTGGCCAAGATGGTGCCGCCGACGCTGGGTGCCCTGCGCTGCATGGCCGCCACGTGGGAGCGCGAAAAGCCGTGGTTTGCGGCTGCCGGTATGATTCGCGGTCAGATTCCAGAAGCTCTCGCTGTTGAGTGGGACCGCATCTCCGAGGACGCCAAGCAGGCGATGTACGGCAACGGGAACTCCATCAACCCGATTTGGAAAACCAACGGGCAGTTCCTCCTGTGGGGCGACCGCACGTTGCAGCGGTCGGAAAGCAAGCTCACCGCCATCCACTCGGTCAACCTCGTCAACTGGATTGTCAACGGTCTGTCGGACCTTGGCCGCCAGTTCGTGTTCGACCCGAACGACAACGAACTCCTGCTGCACATCCAACTCTCGTTCTCCGAGTTTCTGGACAAAATCCAGAACGAGCGCGGTCTGGAGCAGTACGAACTCGTCGTAGACGAGCGGAACAACACAGCGGAGACCCGGAACAACCGGTCGGTCGTTGTTGATTTGGCCGTCGTCCCGGTGGACGTGATGGAACGCCTCTATTTGAACGTCACAGTGCGCGAGAGCGGTGCAATCCTGAACAGCGTAACATAACGACTTATGCCAACGAGAATGAACTTCAAGAATACCTTCGGTGCGTCAACCGACGCCGAGGGTATTGACCTGCAACGTGTCGATTTGTGGAAGGTGACCCTCACCTTTCCAGCCGGAGTCGGCATCAAGTGGACGGACGAGGTTGAGTTCGCGCTGGAGAAGTTTCCGTTCCCGGAACGCAGCCGCGAAATGATTGAGGTCAAGTACATGCAGCAGACGAACTATCTCATCGGCAAGGATATGCCTACTCCTGCCATTGAGATTCCCGTCCGCTACGCTTTCCAAGCCCTCACTGCCGAGGCGCTGGAGAAGTGGTACTACCTCGTCTCCAACCCGCAGACCGGCGGCGTGGGCCTCACCAGTTCCCTCAAGGCCAAGGGCACGATGCGCTGGATGGTGCCGGACATGAATCGTCAGCGCCAAGACCTCGTGAAGAATCCGCCCGTCACCAACAGTCTGGCTACGGGCCTGCAATACGCGCTGGAAGGCTGCATCATCAAGGGTCTCCGGTTCACCGACGCTGACATGACTCAGAGCGGCTACGTCAACCTGTTGTTCGGCCTCCAGATTGACCGTTATTACCCGGTGGATGTCTCGAACATGAAGGTCTCGGTCTCGCCGTAATGGACCCACTGTTTCAAATCGACGATGAAGTTGGCCTCGAAGCTCCGCCCGTGGGCGAGCTTGGGCCGGGGGAGGCTTTGGGCGCTCCAATGCCCGCTCCTGCGGCTCAGCCAACCACCGTCCTTCTTGTGTGCCCGAACTGTGGCTGCAAAGAATGCAGCGGTGATGGCGGTCAAGACCCAGCAGTGCAGATGGCAGATGAGGCCAGTGTGGTCACCTGCCCGGTCTGTCAGTCCCAATTTGAACCTCCGTGCGAACAGCCCGGCGCTGGTGCAGAAATTGCACTTCCGATGGAGTCCAGCGTTCATCGCATCCTTGGCCGGGTGTTCGAGCGCCATGTCCGTCGTCACGCTCATGCAGTGAAGCGTACGGCTCATCGCACAGAGCTACCAGAATTACCCGGCAATGCGTCCTAAAGGCTTAGTCACCATCTCGAAAATCACGCTCGCGGACGGCAAGCAGTTGTCCACCCAGCAGGCGATTGATTACGGTTGGATTTGTCAGCCGGTGGGCCGCCAGCCCGGTGGTTGGGGTCTGGAGCGCCATGAAGTGCCGCTGGGCCAAAACCTGTTTGTAGACAATGGCCGCCAGTTGGTCGCCTACGCCTTCGGCTTCCGCGCTCCCATCCAGAATTTCGTCTGCCAGAACTTCGGTGTCGGCACCGGGGTCACGACCGCTCGTGTGACTGATGTCGCGTTGGAAGCCCCTATCACACTTACCACGGGCCTCACCAAGCCAATCGACACGGTGGACTTCCTCTCGGCCTTCGTGGTGCGCGTGGCCTTCACCTTGGGCTTGTCTGACGCCAATGGCTACGTCATCTCGGAGATGGGCTTGTTCTCCGGCAACAACTCGCTGATGGCCCGTAAAATCCGGGCGGTCAGCATCAACAAGAACTCGGAATTTGCGCCCACGCTCACGTGGCGGTTGCGCTTCTAATTTATGTACATTCAAGTCACTGATTCGCAGGTGGTCTCCGAGGTCGTCAGCACGCTCTGGAGCACCATCCAGCAGGGACCGGTCAACGCGATGGTCATCATCAAGAACTCCGGCGTGAATACGATGAACTACCGCTTTCAGGAGTTCAACGGCACGGCTTGGGTGGACCTCGGCACCAGCGGCAGCGACTTTTACAATACGCTTTCGGTGAACGAAGTGAAGCTCATTAAATTGGTCAGCAGCTACCCGCAGGTCCAGATGGTGGGCAATGCCAGCGGCGGCGCGTTCCTTGAATTTGCCGTGACCCGTTACTCGAACCGTGCGTCCGGCGGCCCGATTCCTATCTTGACCCTGTAGCCCCTTGGTGCGCCCCCTCCCGGAAGGCCGGTCGTATAGCGGCGACCGGCCTTTTTATTGGAAATCGTTCCCGCTGGCGGCGTCGTAGAGGTAGCGCAACTCGCGCAGGCGGTTCAACACTTCCGGCATTTCCAGAGCCGCCACGTCCGCATCGCTGCCAAAGACCAGTGGCGCGGGCTTGGGCAGCTTGATGCTGGTGGTCAGCAGCGTACGTTCCAGCGAGCCGTAGAACTGTTCGCGCTGTTCCTCGTTCATGTTGTTCTCCAGTGCGCCAAGGCAGTCATCAAAGGTCATGTCCTTGGTGATACACTTGAACAACTTCTTCACCTTCTCTTTGCCCCAGCCGCGCACGCCCGGTATGCAGTCCACGCTGTCCCCTTGGATGGCCAGCGCCATCGCAATTTGACAGGGCTTTTTTACGTGGAACTTGTTGCAGACGAAGGTCTCGCTCAGCACGCATTTTTCGTTCAGGCTGTAGTAGGCCACGTTTTTGTCTACAAGTTGCATCAGGTCTTTGTCCCCGGATGCGACCACGAGGTTGGTCTTGGGACCGGCATTGTAAACAGCCGAGGCAACCAAGTCGTCGCCTTCAAACTTTTCAAGCTCGACGTTGGCGGTGCCTATCAGGAGGGCAAACAGTTCCTTGGCGATGTCCCGAAAGTCGTAGTATTCCTGCGGCTTGGGTTCGCGGTGCTTGGACTCGTGAGGGCCACCATCCCAGCAAAACATGGTGCGGTCAAAGGTCGTGCCTATCTGGCTCGTGACCGGGTTGAGCAGGCTCAGAATGGTGACGGCGGCCAAGCGAAGCGTTTGCTCAGGCTCCGGGCCTATCTTCTGCGCGGCGTACCATGACCGGGCATACAGGGAGTTAGCGTCTACAATTAAGTCGGTCATCGGGGGTGTTGAGCGCGTTCATTATCTTCCTGTACACGCTCGTTCCGCCATTCGACAATCTTTTTCAGCATGTCGTCCGGCACATTTTCCAAATTGAACACCATGCCCTTATCGTCCCACGCCAGAGTGAACATGGTGAAGTATCGCGCCTCTCGGTTGGCTAAAGAGGCTTCAACGAAAAAAGTCTTGGTCGAAGGTCAGGTTGTGCCGGAACTCCCGGTTGCAGTCCTGTTTGGCGCAGGTGTGGACCAAGACCGTGTTCAGATGCGGGCTGAGTTCGCGGGACTGTTCTTCCAGATACCGGGCGTCTTTGGGCGGCAGCGCCTCGAACCACTCCTGAAGCTCTGCCAGCTTGTCGGCGGTGGAGTCGTTGATGGTGACCACCCGCATCAGGTTGCGGAGGGTGTTGTCGGAAATCTTGGTGCGCTCCAAGGCCGGGCGTTCCATGATGATGCGCTCGTCTTTGATGAGCAGCGGGCGCACCTTCACCACGTCTTTGCATTCCGGCAGGGTGATGAGGTCGAAGCCGGGGTAGCCCGGTTTCTTTTCTGAGACCTTCTCCAGTTCGTCGGGCACCTTGACGCGCTCCTGCTCCTTGGCGTTGCAGTAGGGGCAGACCGACGTGTAGGTGATGGTGTTGTCCTGCGCCAGCGCCCGCGAGACCAGCAGGATGATGTTGGTCTCGTCGGCCACAAAATCGTCCAGTTGGCCGCCGTTCAGGTCGCACAGCTTGCCGACCAACTCGAACAGCACGTTCTGCCGGGCTGAACTCTTGCGGTTGGCTTCCAGAAGGAAGTCGTCCACGCTGCTGTCCCAAGGATAGACCGTGATTTGGCCGTCCGGCCAAGCGGTGGGGTTGCTGAACCCGTGGGACGGCAGCATGATGGCTTTCTTAAACGCCTGTCGCCGGGGCGTCAGGGACTTGAGGTTGGTTTTGATTGGCATAGATAGATGATGGCACGAGTTAGCGTTTCGACAGAATCTTTTGCGTGGCCCTTTTTAGCCACTGGTCAAGAGAACAGAAAATAAACGCTAAAATACGTTTTTTCTGGTTGACGAGCGACTGAAGTATGTCTACAGTGCTCGCATGAACGACATCAAAGCCATCGTCCGGGAAATCGCCGACAAGTTCCACGCGCAGCTTGTGGAGCAGTTCACCCAGAACGCGAACGCCACGATTGCCAACTGGCAGAAGGAGAGCGCCGAGAAGAATTTGACCGACCCGCGCCACCTGTGGCCCACGAGCAGCACTCGCCAGAACCGTTACGAGTACTTCGCCAATCAGCAGAAGCAGCAGGCCATCACTCCCTACGTCGAGCAGGCCGCCGGGCAGTCGCATTCAATCTGGCATACGCCCAAGAATTACGTGCTCAAGAGCGGCAATGACGAGCGCATCGCCAAGCAGGCCAAGGACTACGCTGATTACGCCGTGGCCGGTTTTATCGCCAAGATGGTGGATAAGTTCGAGGGCATCTGCGAAGCCAAGGGCAACTGCACCGTGGTCAAGGCCAACGGCAGCCTCGGCTGGAATGCCATCCGCTTCGAGTTCGCCGATGGCGCAAGCTTTGACGCCCAGAACAGCATCGTCTCCAAGTGGTCCTCCAAGGGCCGTCCCTTCAACCAGTATCCGACCACCTTCCACAACGTCATCCTGCCCGGCGGCGAGCGCATGAAGCTGCCTTCCGAGGCCAAGGTCAAGAAGGCGTTCGTGGCCCCGATTCAGCAACGGGAAGGCACGATTCCGAACATCGTGGCTGTTGGACAGGACACCGGATTGTCGCCTTACGAGGCTTTGAAACGGGCCGGGCTTATCGGCAAGCCTATCTGACTGAGCGCCAAGCAGGCTGAACTGCTGCTGACCGGGTTGTATTTGCTTCGGCAGCAGCGGTTTCGTTGGCGTCCTACGCTGAACCCTCATTATCCAGACATCCTTGAAGTGGAGGCCATAGTTAAGGCATGGACCGCGCTAGAAAAATAGTGGCTGCTCTATTGGAAACCGACCAGTTCGATTCACGCGAATGGCTGCTGGCCAACGACGTGGAGACCGCTCAGGACGTGCAACGGGTGCTGGTGGGCCGGTTCGGCTTCAAGGAAGGCCCGGAGCACTCCTACATGCGCCACGACACCCAGTTCGCCGCGCATAAGGTCTATCAGACCCCGGTCGGCCCTCTGACCGTGCTCATGCACAACTACTACGACAACGACGATGAGTGGATTCATCTGGATGTGCGTGAGGCAGGCGGCAGGCAGGCCACAGGGGCGGGCTACTGGAACATGAAGCTCCCGGCGGACGGAACGGACATCTTCAGAATCGTGGACATGCTGGACAAAAAGCTGGCCACGATGAAGGACTGGAACGACATCGACAATCTCCGGGTGGAGTTCCGTGGCAAGCTCATTGGGCACGCCTGAAATTATTTTCAATTATCCGTTTTTTCTGGTTGACGACAGCGGAGGAATTGTCTACAGTAACTCCCATGAACGAACAAGAAATCATCGCCAAGCACGCCGCCCTTATTTCCGCCCGTGACGCCTTCGCCACGAAGCTCGCCGCCGCCCTCACCGTCGCCGGGTTGACTGTCAAATCGACGATGCCGACCGAACAGTGGTCAACTGGCACGCTCGCCATCACGTCCGACAAGACCAAAGAACTGGAGCATTACGCCCGGCTTGAAATTTTGCGTGGCAGCCGGTGGAGCAGCACGCCTGATAAAGTTCGTCTCACTTACGCGCAGGATGGCCGGTTCACTCGTGGCCAGAAAACCCACTACACCAAGCTCGACGACGCGCTCATCGTCAAAATCGTCGAACTCGCCGTCCAAGGTGTCGCCGACCAGATTAGATTCGCCGCTCAGCGCAACACGCAGGCCAACCTCGAAGCGCACTACGCCGCCGTGAAAAAAGAACAACTGGCCGGGGTCGTGCTTCCTCCGGGCACCGAAGTCAAAATCGTGGCCAGCCAGAACGACACCTACGCGGGCAAATACTACGTCTCCTTCCAGCAGCACCACGGGGCCATTACCGGTCTGCCGTTGACCGCTGAACAGGTCAAGAAGCTCATGGCCGTCTTGAATGAGATTCAGGGCACGGCTAGTGGCTACGTTATTGTGGGCACGCATCCGCTGGATGGCCGACCGGTGGTTCGCGGTGTTTTCAGCATGGGCACTGACTCCCCGAAGATGTATGCGGACAAGCAGGCGGCGTTGGCCGACATTCCGCACGTCAGCCGGGATTTCGCCAACAAAGACAGCTTGCGCGTGATGCCCTACGCGGACTGGATGCGGATTTAACGGCCAACGATGGTCGTGCTGAGCAAGGCGGGGGTAGGGGCGGGAGGTTGCATCGGAGTCGGTGTAGCCACGCCAGTACCCCCGCCGCTTTGTACCCCGGTTACGATGTGGGTGTGGGCCGCGTACATCGTGAAGAAGTCCAGCAGGAAGGTGAAAAGCTGGGTGCCCAGCACGAACGGCTCGTTGCTGCCGGTGCCGAGGGCCAAGAGGGAGAAGTCCAGCGTCATTGGCCCGGTGGACGTGAAGTGGGTCAGCCCGGTAGAGGTCGTGGTCAGGTCCGTTGCAGTGACGAGCTTGAGCGCCGTGGCAGCGTCCAGCGTGATACTGGCCAAGGCGTCGATGGTGAAGTTTCCCACGCAGGAGAAGTCGATGTTGTTGGCCGCCGTGGCTGACATGTCCCTGCCGACATTGGTGGAGTGGTCGCTGGTCGTGTTCCACGTGTAGTCGAAGGACGTAGACAGGAAGCTGGTGCCAATCAAAAAGTTTACATCTTCGAGGATGTTCAAAGTACACGTACTCAGGAGGTCGTCGATTTCCAGCATGTTGCCCAGCGCGGTGCTGAGCTTGATGGACCCGTCGAAGCTGACGGGTGTTGAGGAATCGTTCAGGAGCAGGCGGTAGCCGCCGCTGGTGGTCTCGATGACGCCGCCCGCGTTCATCTCGATGGCGTGGTTGTAGCGCGTCCACACCGTCCTGTCCGGGGCACCTACGCTGCCGTCCACCCCGGTCTTGTAGGAGTGGAGCTTGAGGCCGCCGACGCCCATGACGCCTTCCCGGTCGCTGAATGACTGCATTCCCCACTCCCAGATGGGCTTTTCTGGCTCTCCATCGAGAAACCGGACCCAAACCTTGTCGCCGACATCCGGGAGTTGGCTGAAGCCCCCGGAGCGGGCGCTGCCACCTGCGGGCATCCCGGCTGGGAGCGCCCACGGCAGGTCGTTGGTGGCCACGAACCCTGACCCGCCGCCGGTTGAGCCGTAAACGTGGGGAACCCGCACTTTGACGCGGCCAAGCTTTAGCGGGTCTTTGTTGTTCTCGACCAGCCCGCCGTATGTGTACACGAGGTTCATCTGTTGTCCAAGGTAGTTACGCTAAGATGCCGCGATTGATTAACTTGGCAGACCACAAGAATCTTTGGGGTGCCACTACCACTGCTGGGCTGGAGCCGCAAAGAAGCGATTTGTGGCTCGTGGACCTGACGGAACTGGTCAAGGGCTTGAACACCCAAGGCGTGTTCGAGGCGCTTGGATTTGCCAAGGTGCCAAAGTTTTATCCGCAATTTGTTCAATCAATCTCCCTTCCAGAACTGAAGATGAAGCCGGAAGTTTACCGGCGTGATTCGGTGCCTTTCAACATGCCCTCGTGGGATGAGCCGCTGGACCCGGTGAAAATCAGCTTCCTGCTGGACACCTACGACAACCCCAACCAGAGCATGGTGCTTTCGGTGTTGCAAGCGTGGCAGGCTATCGTTCGTGCCGGACGCGGGGACCGCAGCAGCCTCTACAGCGGGTCGATTAAACTCGGTGATGTTGGCTTCGTTCCGCTGAACGCGAATTTTAGGTGGGATTACACCTTCCCGATTCGGGTTGTGCAGCTTCGAGGCGGTGCTGCAATGGAGGCAACCCTGTCGAGGGAGCAGGTTTCAGAGATGAACCAGCAAATGGTTTACCGGTCGCAACAGGACAGTGACTTTCAAGACAAGCTTCAAGCGGCCTTGGCGGCAGGCGACCAAGAATCCGCGATAACCTATTCCAATCTGGCAAATCCCGAAGGAAACTTCAATTTTCAGTCAGCGGAACAGCGTCCAATGGACCGCCAGCCGTGGCTGCAAATCGCCGGTAATTGGCTGCTGAAAGAGTGCTGGCTGGGAGGTTGGAAAATGTCAGACCACAGCTACGGCGAAAGCAAGCTGTCCACTGTAGACGCTACCATTTACGCCGAAGATTTGTACCAGACTCCCACATGAACATATCGCCTACCAGAGAAGCGTTGGGTGTCATGGCCACGCTTCGCCCGCCGTCGTCCCGGCCTTTGAAGCTGCTCTACAGTTTCAGTTCGGAAGTGTACACAAACAACGGTTACACGTTCCAGCTTGAGGACGGTGAACCGGCTATCTGCCCCGGCGACGGAACCGTGACCAGCGCGACAAAGCGGTTTGCCAAGTTCAAGTGCTCTCGCGGTGTGCTCACGGGAACGCCTTCCTACGAGGTCACGATTACGCATAATCACGGCATCCAGACGGTCGTGGCCGGACTGGCAACACTGGCCATCCGCCCCGGCAATGCCATTGCACGCGGCGACATCCTCGGTCAGCCGTACACGAATGAAATTTTCTTTGCGGTGCGCTACAACCGGGAGACATTCAGCCCCCACGAGCTTGGCCGTCACTGGCAGCTTCAAGGCGAATACGTCTTGGGTCAGGCAGGCAATCTACGAGGCGGCCCGGACAAGCTGATTCGCAATTTTGCCGGGAGCATCTTTTCCACCATCTACGGCGGGATTCGTTACTTCATTGACCGGGTGCGCGGGTTCAAGCCCATGCTCGTCAGCGTGGATTTCAACGGCAACGGGACCAAGACAGGCTTCGCCGGGCTGGGCTTCACCGATGCGGATTACTGGAACGTCTACGCTGCTGGCGCATTCAACTGGCTCAACAACGTCAACGGCTGCTACGGCTACTACTATTATTACTACGCCTACGGCATTTGCGGTCAGACCAAGGTTTTCAACAAGAATCCTCAGACCTTCCTGAAGGATTCCACGAACACAAAGTCTCCGGTCTGGTTGGAGCGCGTGGCCGCAGCTACGGCGGCTTCGGGAACGTATACAGTCTGGGACGCAATGGCCTCCACGTGGATTGGCGGCTGGTCCGGCGGCGTGATACCGGAAGAAAACTTCTTTGCCCTGCGCGGGCTGCCCGCAGGCACTTACCGGCTGGCCTGCTATGCCAGCAATTACGGTCGGCCCATCGTCTTTAACACCGCGTTTTACGTCGCGGTCAACAATGGCGTGCCTGCCGTCAAGACGACGGCTGTTACTGCCGTTCCGGCTTTTCTGGAGAACTACAATTATGTGCTTTTTGACGTGACCGTGCTCGCTGGAGGCATTGTCACGGTGAAGGGTTACGGTTACTTCGATGGCCTTCAAATCGAGCGCCTGTCCTAATCCGTTCTAAAAGAACGTGGTTATTGACTGGCACATATTTCCGACCATCACCGGTTTGATGGTCACGACCATCCCGGAAAGGCATGATTTTGCCGTGGAGTCGGTTAAGGACTTCCTTGCCCAGCACTGGCCACACAAGGAACTGGTCATCGTGAATGCCACCGGTCTGCCCTTTCCAAAGGTGGAAGGCGTATTTGAGATTCCTGCCCGCAGCATGGAAAATCTCTGGGACTTTGGGCTGACCCAGTGCCGGGGCGAGTGGGTAGCGGACTGGCAGGATGATTGCCGGTACAAGGAGGTTTATCTGCACGCGATGGCCCGTCTGCGGAGCCGGGAGAAGCGAGTCAGCTTGACCGGTTACGGAGGCGTTTGTCTGTCCGACGGGCAAGCGGTCAACGTGGACAACGACGGCACCGCTTTTAATCTCGTCTTTCGCTTTGTGCCCAAGGCGGGTGGTGTTCCAAGCTGGCTGGACAGGCGGGAACTGGTGACTCGGTATTATGCCTCCAAAGCTTAGTCCAAAAGGGCTGTCGGTGTACACGCCGCTTCGCAGGCCGTTCCGGTTCCGTGCGCCTTTTAACGGCTACACTGGCTACGGTCTGCACGGGTCGTACATCGCCCGGTCTTTTTTCAACTTTGGCTACGATGTTCAAGCGTTGCCGCTCAGCATCGACGATAGCTGCTTTGAGGACGTGAAGGACTTGGTGAAGGACCAGCCTAGCGATGGTGACGTTCTGCTGCTGGCTCCGCCGTCTACAAAGGTCGGAGGTTCGACGTGGTTTTATACGATGCACGAAACCACTCAGATGCCCCCGGAGATGCTGGACAATGTGCGGCAGGCGCAAGCGGTCATCGTGCCCAGCCGGTGGTGTCAGCAGTGCTTTGATGCTCAGGGTGTCGATGTTCCGATTTCAGTGGTGCCGGTCGGAATCAACTTGGATTTATTTCGTCCACCCAAGCGCAGGCCCGGCATCTGCACTTTTGGTTCGGCTGGCAATCTCCTGCTGAGCGGGCCAAACCGCAAGAACATGGACCTGCTGGTGACCGCCTTCGTGGAAGCCTTCCGCACGGAAAAGGATGTGCGGCTGTCTTTGAAGATTCGCCCGGAGTGCCCGCTGCCCGAACTGAACGATTCCCGGATACTGGTAATCCGCCAGCATTTTACCGAACTGGAACTTGCGGACTGGTACAGGTCGTTGGCGGTCTACGTCAGCCCCAGCCGGTGTGAGGCGTTTGGCCAGATGAATTTGCAGGCAATGGCCTGCGGCGTTCCGGTGGTCTGCTGTGATTTTGCCGGTGTGACCGATTACCACGACGAGCAGCACGGCTATAATATCGACTACCGCATGGTGCCCCCGCAGGGGGACGGTTATTACAAGACGGGCTTGTGGGCTGAGCCAGACATGGACTCTCTGGTGGAGCAGCTTCGCCGTGTATACGAAAACCGCCGAGAAGCAGACCGCAAGGGACTGGAAGCTCAGCACGTGGCTTCGGCCTACGCTTGGAACTCGGTGAACTTGAGGCTGGAGAGCACTTTGAAGCGGGGTGGTTTTTGGAATCCTGAATATCGTCCGCCAAGGCCGGTGCGACCTGTGGCCCGTGAGCCTGCATCTCCGGTTCTTAACTCTGTGCTCAAAACTGAAGCGAAGCTCAAGAGCCTGTGGGGCAACGAAACGAAGATGTCGCTGCCTGTGACGACGCCTAAAGTGCCGTTGTGGCTGGCCCGGCGGTCGGGGGGCCGGGAACCGTCTTTTTACATGAGCGGCGATTTGGGTGACATCCTCTACGCCCTGCCAACGATACGGGGTCTTGGTGGCGGCCAGCTTTGCATTGGTCCGGCCCGTGACCATCCCTATTACTGGCTGCGCGAGCCGATGACGGTAGCGCGTTACAACGTCCTGCAACCCTTGCTGGCGCTTCAGGACAGCTATTTGTCGAAGGTGGTTTGGTCGGATGAGATGGCAGGCTGGAAATGCCACGTGGACCTGAACGATTCTCGGCGGCTTCACCGGGAGCCTTACTACGTCGTCGAGCGCAACTTGTCCGACGTGGCTTCCTGTTTCTTTGGCCTTGGTCCGGGGCTGTGGCGGCAGAAGTGGCTGGTTGTAAACAAAGTGACGGCGTTGGCCCGGTTTATCTTCGCCCGGTCTCTCCGGTATCACACCGATTATTTTCCGTGGAAGCAGCTTGTGGAGAAGCACAGGGCGCACGCTATTTTTGTTGGCCTGCCTGACGAGTACGACCAGTTTGTGGCTGAGTGCGGCCACGTGCCCTACATTCCGACTGCCAATTTACTGACGATGGCGCAGATGCTCGCCGGGGCTGAGTGGCTGGTCTGCAACCAGAGCGCCCCGCTCGCGGTGGCTGAGGGTTTGAAGATGAATGTGCTGCTGGAGCGGTTCGGTCCCGCCGCCAACTGTGATTACGAGCGCGAGGGCCATACCACCAATCCGGCTCGCGTTTTGGACCTATGCTAAATCTCTCTAATGTCACGCTCTTGGCGATTGACGTGGCTGACCCCGGCAAGACGTTGGAGGCGCTGCTTTACACCATGCGCTACGTTGGGTTCGGCGACGTGGTGCTGGCGACTGACTTGGACCGCTGGCAAACGATTCCTGACCGATACCCGATTCGTCTACACCCGATTAAGCAATCCGATGACAAGATTCAAGGCTCCATCCGGTCGTTCTTCAAGGACTACGAACGGCAGCAAGTCACGCTCCCGGCGGAAATCATCAAAACAGATTTCGTACTCTGTCAGGAGTGGGACTCTGCCGTGGTCAACCCTCTGGCATGGGACAACTCGTGGTTCAACGTGGATTACATCGGCGCGGTCTGGCCGCCTTATTACGACCCCGGCTGGCCGCCGACCACACAGGGCTATAACGTCGGCAACGGCGGGTTCTCGCTTCGTTCAAAGCGGTTCTGCGAATTGATACGCAAGGCGGCGCTGGACTGGCCGGATGACCCCGGCTTGATGTCCTACGATTGCTGGATGTGTCGGACGATGCGCCCGTGGCTGGAGACCAACGGAATGCGCTTTGCGAGCGAAGAACAGGCGCTTCGGTTCGCCTGTGAGGATGCGCTGTACACAGGTCAGTTCGGCTTTCACGGCAAGGCGACCATGAAGATGAACGGTTGGACCTTGCATTGGTTTTGATTTATGGAAACAGATACATGTCGAGAGCGGCTGGCCCCTTATTGCAAGGGGGCGGGTGTAGACATTGGCTTCGGTGGCTGTGCCATAGTGCCGTCGGCTATGTGCCTCGACCGCGAGGAATTGAACCCCAGTCGGGCCAAGAACCCGCACGCCTCGCCTACCCATCTGGTGGGAGAGGCGGAGTATCTGCGCTGGTTCAAAGACGGCGTGTTGGACTATGTTTACTCGTCTCACTGCTTGGAGGACTTCTACGACACCAAGACCGTGCTGGCGGAGTGGCTGCGCGTCATCAAACCGGGCGGGTATCTGGTGCTGTTCCTGCCTGATGAGCAGGTCTACCGCAGCGTCACCCCGGAGGAAATCAGGAACAAGGCTCACCAGCACGCGGACTTCAGCGTGGAGTACGTGAAGGGCATTTTGCGCGAATTGGGCTACAACGAAGCCTGCATCGTCCACGAACTCTGGCCGGTGCCCAATAACCTTTACTCTTTCGATTTGGTGGTCCAGAAGCCCGTGCTTCAGGTGGCCGCCGAAGCTGCGCTGTGGTCTGATGTGGCAGAGGCTCCGCCGCCCCCGCCGCGTAAGCGCAACGCAGCGAGCTTTGAAAACAAGAGGATTATCCAGATGGGCCGCTACGGGGACATCATCAACATTCTGCCCATCGCTAAGGACATCGCGGCCAAGATTGGCAGACCGGTGCCCATCATCTGCAAGAGCGACTATGCCGACATTCTGGATGGCGTGAGCTACGCGGTCGCGGAGCCTGCGGGCGGTGGAGAGTTGCCCACGGATTCAGGTGTCCTCGATACCCACGCCGCGCATCCTTTAAGTGAGCGCCGCGTCCCCTACAACCTTCAAGCGTGGGAGCAGGTTGGCTACGCTGACCGTTTCCACGAGCTTCTGCCGGTGTTCGACCGGCGGTGTCGAATCCGCGAAGTGGCCTTGGTGGAAAGCCTTGTCACCTTCGAGAAGCCGGTCATGGTGGTGGCCCTCCACGGGCTATCCTCGGCGATGGCAGAGAACACGCGCAGCATCCTCAAGAAGCTGATTCACGAAAGCTTTAACCTTCAGTTTCAAATCGTTGAACTGACGACCAAAGCCCATCGGCCTTATGACCTCTTGGGCTTGCTCGACGTGGCGGCGGTGGTCTTGACCATCGACACCATGCTGCTACATCTGGCGACGGCTTCCAACGTGCCGGTCGTGGCCTTCTTGTCCAATCATCCTCCGGTGTTCTGGCGGGCCAGCGCCGTCAAAGGCAACGTTGTCTACAGTACACCTTATGACAAGGTTGTAGACAATTGGCCGCTGGTGGTCCGGGCCGTGGAGGCGCACAAGCGCCAGCCATTGATACCGAACAATCCGGTCTACCATGTGGTGCCGACCGTGGAGCCGAAAAACGAGGGCGCGGCCCGGCGCTATAAAGCTGCCAAAGATTCATGGCAGACGTTCCACGAGCAGGGCGCGGTGTTTCTGTCTTACAACGACCAGAACGCGCTGCGAGTGTTTACAATGGGCGAACGGAAGTTGCCCTACCTGAAGGACGCCTTCAAAATGGCCTTGGAAGCTTCCAGCGGGAACAACGACATCATCTGCTTCACCAACGCGGACATCATCCTGACACCGGGTTTTTATCACGCCCTGCAAAATCGGATGGGCGTGAACGACTTTTGCTGCTCGTTCCGCATGGAGTTTGAAGCGACGGATACGGCCAAATGTGGTTATCGAACCCACGGGCGCGACATGTTCGCTTTCAAACGCCTGTGGCTGGCCCAGCATTTCGACGAGATTCCAGATTTCCTCATCGGCATGGGCGGGTGGGACTATGCGCTGTCCATGTGGTTTCGGGTGCTCTCAGGCCGGTCGCCAGAAAGTTGCGACCCCTCCCAGTGTATGCCAGACATCGAGATGGAATACGGCTTTGTTTGGCACGAACGCCACGAGGCCGCGTGGTACACAGAGACAGAGACGGCTTATGCCGAAGCAGCAAATCACAATCGAGCTTGTCTCCGGGCGTTCTTTGAACGTATCGGTCTGGAGCAGGCGCATAAGGACATCAAATGAGCGAAAATAAATGTGAACTTCATACCTTGCTTGACCGCTTCTCGGAGTTAATCCAGCCGGTCAGCTACTTGGAAGTGGGCGTGCGCGAGGGCGACTCTCTAAAGCGCGTGCTCAAACACACCTGTCCAATCAAGCTCTATCTTTGCGACGATTGGGGCCGGGCTGCCGGGGGCACCGGGAGGGGCAGCCATGACCATATTCAGGCTATGCTGGACGACCAAGCTTTGAACGTGAACCCGGTCTACATCGACGGGGACTCGCACGTGCTGCTCAAGGAGATTCGCACAACGTTCCAGATGATTACCGTGGACGGTGACCACTCCGAGCAGGGAGCGAAGCAAGACCTGCTTGATTGCTGGGAATTGCTGGAGCCTAACGGCTTTCTGTTTTTCGACGACATCTGCCATCCGCAGCACATGTATCTTGATGACGTACAAAAGCGATTTCTACACGACACGCCCAACGCCCGGTGCGTCCTGCGCCACACCTACGGCATGGGGTTTCCGGGTTGCGTCGTGCTCCAGAAAATCATCGTGTGAAAACCTTGTTCTGCTGCGGCACGGCCACCCAGACCACCCAAGGCCAGTCCGGGCTGTGGCGCTGGTGGTTTTACTACCGTCCGCTCAAGGAGCAGTTCGGCGCGACACATTACGCTGTAAACAATGACGGCAATGTGAACTTGCCCAACGAAGCTTTCATCAAGCACCACGACGGCGAGAAGCCTATCGACCTGTTGAGTGAGGACCAGTTGAACCTCATTCACTGGTCAAGTTCGCTTCCGCGCAAGAGCCAGTATGCCTGCCCCGGTTATTACCGGAGCGTAAGCACGCTGACTGAACTGGCCTTCCAGCAGAATTTCGACAAAATTGTATACATTGAATGGGACTTCTGGGTGTTGAGCGCCGAGATGATGCGTGAAATTGCTCGTGTGGACCACGGTTTGATAACCTATTGGTCGCCCCGCTACCTGTTCCCGGACTGCAACATCATCGTCTGCGCCAGAGACCAAATGAAGGTGCTGAAGGAGTTCTCCGACCGCTTGGGAGCCAAGGAGGACATGACGGCGGAGACGATTGCTGAAGTGACTTTCCCGTGGACGGAAGTGCGGAAGCACCGAGTCGGCGACCGCTACCCGGAAGTGACAATGGACTTGCCGCTGGATGTGGAGTACTGCGCCCAGTTGCCCAACACTGAAGTTGTACACAGAGCCAAGCTGGTCAGGCTGGCGTGGGAGCTATGCCCGCAGTGCGGCGGGAAGATAGAGTTCAACGTCAAAGGAGTCCTGTCCTGCCGGGTCTGCCGCCCGGAGCAGTTCAGTTTGCCACTGGAATGATGGGAGCCATCCGAGGTTGTTCAACCGGCGCGGGCTGGGGCTGTTGGCGGGCGGCCCATTCGAGTCCAAAAGCCGCTGCTGGAGCTTGGTCCTTGATAGGTATGCCTACTTCGGGAGGCGCGGTAAACTTGCTGGCGGCGTCGATTTTGTCGTAGAGCGTATTCACGTTCTAACTATCGCATGATAGGTCCAGCGTTACGAGCCGAGATTGAGCACACATTCCAAATCGCCACCTTGCGGTGTACGACGGAGGAACTGGTGTTCCTGTGCCCGGAGTGCGGGGATACCGGTGGCAACCGTTCCGTAAATCTACGGACAGGCGTCACATCCTGTTGGCGCTGCGGCAAGGGCAAGTTCAACAAGGGCAACTTCGTCGCATGGGCCAAAGCCAACGGTTATCAATTCACCACCGCTGGGGACATGACTGGGGTGCCGCTGGACGAAGTGCTGGTCGAGCCAGAAACGGCCAAGTCGCGTGTGCCTTACGTCAAAGCTGTCGATTTGCCAAAGGGCTTCATTTACCTCCGCGAAGAACCTGACAGCGCCTACGCCACGCTCATCGAGCGCATGGCCATCCGAAAGAATCTGACTTACGATGACTTGGAGGCTGCCGACGCTGGGTTCACTCGTGACGATGCCCTGTGGGAACCGTTCTGCATTTTCCCTGTCAAGGAACTGGGACAAATAACTTATTATCAAGGTAGAACTTATGTGGATGTGCCGGGCCAGACGACCAAGAAGTTCCCCAGCCGCAACGAAGTTCCGCACGGCTCGTCCTGCTGGCTCTACAACTACGACGAGTTCCGGGACCGGCAGGTGCCTACGGTTATCGTGGTGGAGGCTATCCTGAGCACCCTGTCGCTGAAGAAAAAGCTCCGGGAGTTGAATGAGCGCAGCGTGGTGCCCCTGTGCGTGTTCAAACATTCCATTGGCAGCATCCAGTTGACAAAGCTTTTGAAGTGCAAATGGCTGAAGGAAATCTGCCTCATGTTCGACCACGACGCCATCGACCAGACGTGGAAGCAGATGGGCAACCTCGGCAGTCAGGTGAAACTGACCATTGCGGAGATGCCCGCGACCGAGGACAACAAGAAGCTCGACCCAAACGATGACCCGGACGCGGCGATAGCCGCCTTCGATGCGCGGACGGCGTATACGATGGGCACCAAGACCGGCTCCGAGTTTGAGCGGACCCTGCGGGTGGCTCCGGCCCGAAACATGGCAACCATCGACTTGAGCAAGTGTATACAACGAACATCCAGTTCTAAAGAGCATGATTAAGCTTTTTGGACATCGTGCGTTGCTGGAGTGGTGGAAGCCGGAAGCGGAGAGCCGCATCATCCAGCCGGACATCAGCGGCCAGCATGACGTGCTGCGCTGGGGCAAAGTCGCCACAGTCGGTGACGGCAAATTGACGGCCTCCATGCGCGAGCAGTTGGCCGGTCGTGGGTTCAAGACCGACATCATTCCCGGCGTGGTCAAAGAGGGCGACCGGGTGTGCTTCGAGTTGAACGACATGATTAAGCACTGTCAGGTCTACAAACGCTGGCGCGACAAGAAGGACATGATTCAATTGCTCCAGACCGACCTGATTGGCCGTCTGACCGGAGACACCGTGAGCCTCGACAACTTTCAGATTCTTGGTGACTTCGTGCTCGTGAAGCCGGAACTGCGTGGCACAGGCGGGTCCATTTTGCTTCCTTCCAGCGTGGAGAAGTCGCCGGAGTTCGTTTACTACCGGGTGGTCCAGATTGGTTCGAGCGTGGGCTTGGACATTAAGGTGGGCGACGAAATTATCATCAACCACGGCAAAGTGAACGTCCTCGTGTTCAACCATAAGGATGCGCGGGGCGGTCACGTGAACGACGAGTACGGCTATGTCATTAAGGACTACGTTCATGGCGTGGTGTCGGGCGAAGATGTCGGTCTCCAAGCCGATGGCCACGCACTCCAAGCCTAGCAACGGCGTCTACATTCAGGAATGTCTAGGCCAGTTCCAGTGGGCCAAGGTTCACCCGGCCTCCGGTAAACCTGAAATTCGTCGGGAGTGCCCTCTTTGTGGCTGCCGTCAGTTCTGGCACGATAAGGGCAAAACTTGGCATTCCGCCGACCCCAATCCTCAGCCCGGCAGCCACGACAAATACCTGCACCACACCGTTAATTGGGGGCCGTGAGGTAGTTAGGGCGTGGCTGTTATTACACTACTCGCAAACGGCTCGCGCTCGACGGCGCTTCTGCTAAATGATGCCGTCCAGTTCGTGACCCAGATTGACGGCAGGCCGGTCTTGCCGGATGTCTGGAACGTCTATGTGGGCGTGACGCTCGTATTCAGCGGCCTCGGCAGTGCGATTGCCTTCACGCCCACACTTTCCCAGCCCCACACCATCCACGTCATTGCTCAAGACCCGGAAGGCTTCCAAGTCGAAGGAGTTTTCGTTTACTCGGTTTCTGGCCGTCCCGCCGGGGTAGCTTCAATTTTCATCCGGTGGGACCGAGAGGTTTACCGGGAGCGCGACACGCTCATTGGCACCATTTCGTGGAATGACCCGCAAGGGCTGCCTGCCCGCATCAATTCGTGGACGCTCTGCTGGAATAATCAAGTGATGAGGACCGGCACGGGGAGCGCGGTCTATTACGAGGGGCTTTACCACGGTCTTTGGCGGTTGCGGGTTACTGGCGTGGACGCTTACGGCGTGCCGCTGGCCGGGGATGGCACCGCATTCGTCCAGCCCTATTACGAGCGCCGGGATGCCACCGTGCCGCCTGTGTTGGATGGGAGCTTGGTCTATTTGGGGTCTGTGTTCTCCGGCATCGTACACGGCGAAGGCGGCGTTTCCGCGACCCTTCCGTATCAACTGGCCAGCTACGCTCAGGACGCCAAGCTGATGCCGGGCACGACCCACGTCTTTTTCGACCTCGACCCCAGCTTCGACACGGTGGACGACGAAGTGGTGATTCGGTCGCATACCGGCAATTATGCCCTGATGGGCCTGCTGGCTCCCGGAGCGCCCATCGGCTACGACGTGCTGCCCAACGATTACCTGCCTGCCGGAGCCGACAAGCAGATGCGCTACACCATCGACGTGTTCAACACGTCCGGGGCGTTTTACTCAGCGATGAATTTCCGGGTGCGGGTCCGTTGCTATCGGCTGGTTCCGGCATTGTACCGGTACTCTCAGTGCCCCTATTCCACCCAGCCGGGTGGCGAAGGCCAGCGCCAGCGCCGCTGGGCGGTCGTATTCAGCCAGATTCAGCTTCAGGGCGGTCAGGTCTACAACGCGCAGGCTCCGGGCACCATCCCGTTGGCGACGCTCACTGCGACTGGCCTGCCCAATCCGTATGATTCGCTGACTCGCGTGGTCTATACGCAGTCCAACCGCTACGTGGCCTACGAGCGCAGCGAAGCGCCTGACCTCGACGCCAACGCCATTTGTGCGATTGAGGGTTTGCGGCCCTTCTGCATGGCGGTTCAGGTGCCCGGAAACCTTCCGGCGTTTACAACGCTGGGGAGAGTCGCGGGCAAGATGTACCTTTACCTGAACGGCGCGGCCATCACGCAGGGAGCGACAGTGAGAGTACGCATACAAGGCGGCAGCGGGGAAACAGTGTACACAGTGCCCATCACGGCAGATGTTTACAATCCCTCCAGCGATGCCTTTGTCTGCGTGGGCGGCGTCGATGTCAGTGTTCAGGACTACCAGTTCGATTTCAACGGCCTCGTGGCGTGGATTGAGATGGACGAGACCACAGCGGTTCAAATGCCGCCGGGCACTGTGCCCACTCCTGTTTGGGGGCCGGACTATGTGTACTCCGGGACGTACTTCGGGACCGTGGCTCGCGGTGTGTCCTTCGACGGAGCCTGCTATAGCAATCCCGTCAAGATGGTTGCTGTCGATGTGGAAAGCGCGTCGGTGGTCCAACAGATTAGCGGCTGCACCGACCCCGCCTGCGGGCCGACTGCGGTTTACTGCTACATTTCGGTCTGCGCTCCTTCGGAATGCGTGACGGTGACACAGCCCTTGCACAATCCAGCGCCCTACGTGGCCTACGGCAGCAACCCAAGCCGGTGCTACGCCAGCCCGGAGTTCATTGCGGAAGGCTCGACTTCTGGTGACTTCATCGCGGTGTCTGGCGACCTCTGTGGCGATGCCTATCGCTATACGCGCTGTGACCTCAAGGATACGGCGGTCGTGGTCTACCCCTGCTTGACCGTGCCTCACAGCTACGTTCGGTATCTGGCTGACTGCTACGCGCTCTCAGGAGCGATTGTAGACTACGGCACCATCGCCACCATCGTCCCAGTCGGCAGCGTGGCTCCAGTGGCGGGCTGTTTGGACGTGCTCTGCACAGGCAGCAACGCCAACGGGGATGCGTACGTGTACTTTGACACCCAGACCGACGATAAGATTCCGGTCTATTTCGAGGGGCTGACCAGCGGCCTGCCAACGTTCGGGGTGGCTCCGGGCAAGACTGACCTTGGAAGTACTTTGACGGATGGCGTGGCGGCTTTGAAGTTCGCCTTTGGACCACGGCTGGACATCCTGACCGTAAGCAGCACGGGCGTTCTGGTCGTGGACGTGGGTCTACCTTCGGTAAACAAGCGCATCATTGTCCGGCGCAGCATGGGTGAGCTTGTATACGACCTGCCTATCCACACCACATCAAAGGCCATCGCGGTTCAGCCCAATGACCGGCTGCTGCTCGACATCTCGGCCTACGGCAGCTTTACCAAGCGCCAGCGCGGTATGAGCACCGTGGTCCGCTGGACCCCGCTGATTGACGTTCCGCGAGTGTTCGACACGTCCTATGTCACTGTGTCCGGCACCTACGCCATCAATGCGGTGGGCTTTACCGGGGTCACGGATAGGACCAGCTACCAGTTCTTTGGCACCCTCCCCAGCGATACGACTTCAAGCGTCGTGAACCCGGACAGCCTTGTGACGATTCAAGGCGTGGATGTGCCCACAGCGGAGTTTGCCTTGGTGCGGAGCCGTTCCGTGGGCGAGCCTCCGCCCGGAATGCCCAGTGGGATTCAATGGTACGGGGGCCAGACCTTCACTGGCCAAGTCCAGTTCAATTTTTACGCGCTCAGGGGCAAGCAGGGGTCGCACGGTGAGATGGATGTCTGGTTTGGCACCGCCGGGGATTTCCCAACCTACCTGCTGGCTCAGCCTTACCGGGCCTTGGTGCGCGATACTCGTTCTTACCGCTGCGATGCTTCCATGCTGCTGGCAACCCGGAACGCTTTTGCAGTAGCGACAGGTCTGGGCGGGGCACAGCTACCGAATGTGTACGCTGAGCCAGTCACCGGGCAAGTTGTCAGTTCCAAGGCGTCGTCGTTTGCCATCCGCAAAGGCGCGACGACGCTTTACCGGATTCGACAGGACACCGGTATCGCCCGCCACGTGGAAGCAACCGCTGACACTGAAATTGTGTGGGCACACATCTCTGATTATGGATTCGATTACCCCCAGCGAACGGACATCTCGAACCTCGTCCACAGCTTCAACCCGGATTTTATCGTGGGCGCGGGAGACAACTGGCAGTCAGGAGGCACCAACTCCTTGGTCAGTCTCGACAATAAGACCGGAGCGTACTACCACGACTTTATCTTCCCATACATTGGTGCTTACGGTGCGGGCGCAACCGAGCAGCGGTTCTTAGTGGTGCCCGGCAACCACGACCACACGCCTCCGGGCGGCGGCCCCATCGTTCCGGGCACCTACCGGCTGCCGATGTTTTTGAGCTACTTCCAGACCCAGCAGAATTTCGAGGCTGTAAAGTGGCCGGTTCATTTCTTCCTCATCGACAACACGGATTACATGTGGGATGGCGACGCGACGGCAACGGGACGGACGGCGCTGTGGCTTAAAGCCCGGCTGGCGGCCTCCACAGCGCCGTGGAAGGTGGTCGTGCTTCATTATCCGCCGTGGTGCTCTGGCACCGGCCACATCAACTACACGACGCGCCGCTGGCCTTTTAAGGCGTGGGGAGCCGACATCCTGTTCAGCGGCCACGTTCACGTGTACGAACGCTTCATGCACGCCGACGGCCTCGTAAGCATCGTTTGTGGAAGTTGCAATCCGGCTTACTGGACGCAGTTTAACCCGGCGCTCATCTGGCAGGGTTCGCCCATTACCGGCAGCACCTTCGGTTACGGCGTGGCTCCGCAGCTTAAAGCGACCTCTCGAATGCGGGCCACGTCGCACGCGCTGACGGTGGATTATATCGACACCGGGCTGACCGTCATTGATTCTGTGACCCTGACGAAGTAAGCAGGTCGAAGCGGGCTTCCCACTCAGCCTGCATTCTGACCATTGCTTCGTCTACATTCTGCACCTTCAGCTTGTCCGCGCCGACGAGGTTGCGGATGGTGAGCAGGACATTTTTGGCGACTTCGTAGGCGGGGTCGCCCATCTCCTTATTGATGGGAATGTATACAGGCGTGGTGCTGTTGAGCTTGTCGTCGGTCGAGATGATTTGCACCACGTAAGGGTCGTGGATGAAGTCCCCGGCAATCTGCACGTTGGCCGTGGGTCTTACAATTTCCTGCCCCTTGAGAATGCGCCCATCTGGAAGCGTGATGTCGGGGGTCATGCCGATGACCTCGCGCTTGTACTCCCAGCCGGGCCGGGAGGTCACGAACGCGATATTCATCGGCTTGCGGATGGAGACATCCACCATGACCTTCCCGATTTCGAGACTGATGGAGGTTGCGCTTTGGGAGACGCAGTTGCAGCGCCAGCCGCATTGCTTGAGGATTTCGTCTACATAGACAAGGCCGATGCGGGCGCGGGCGTGCAGGTCGGCGATGGTCTTGAGGACGATATTCTTGCGTTCGCGTTCAACGAGCTTGGCGTCATACTTCACGACGGCTCCATCCGGGGCCACCAGCCAGCCTATCTGCTTGCGTTCAGTCACACCCCCCAAGAACAAAAAGGCCGCCCCCGATGGGCGGCCTGCGATTTTGGATGGAACGGCTGGCTTACCAGCTTCCGCCAGACTGCGGCGGGTTGTTGCCGTTCGGGTTGATGTTGCCCGGACCCGCATTGATGTTGTGGTCGGTCGTGGCTGGACCACCAGTGGTGCCCCACTTCTTGGTGAGGGTCGCCCGGTCGAAGCCTTCGTCGAAGCCCCAAGACTTGCGGCCAGAAGCCACGATGTCGATTTGGGCATTGCGGAGGTCCGCCTTGTTGCGGATGACGGCACTGATGTTGACGGTGGTGTTACCCGAACCGAAGAAGCCGACGACCTTGCTGACAAGGACGTAGCTCTTGGTGAGCGTTCCACCGGGCACGATGGAGAAGCCGAGGAAGCCGGTTGTGGTGTAGGTCGTGTCGATGGCAGCGAACCCGGAAGGGGGCGTGGAGCCATTGTACTGCATGAGGCGGATGTACGCCGTGTTCGGACCCGTGTTTTCAAACACGAAATCCAGATTGCCGAGGCGGTCGCCTGCCGACTGCGCGTAACCGGCAAACACTGTTGCGTCGGGACCAAAGCCGACACTTGATAGTTGATTCATACGCTGTTATTTGTTGTTTGCTTGCCGGGTTAGACCGGCGTCTTTGTTCGTCGTAACAACTCACCGTTCCCACTTCCTGTCTCAGACAATTGGAGACTAATACCCTTAGATGTCTCCGGCGGCTATCATCTTGCCTATTTCGAGCACTTCCGCGTCCTCGGACTCAATCCCGGCGTCCTTCGGCGGCACCAGCGCCATGTAACGTTTGGCGATTCCCTCGAAGGTCCAATCTTCTTGGATTTGTTGTTCTTCCGGCAGCCCTTCCTCGTAGGTGTAGACCGGCTCAGCTTGATGGAAAAGCGGGTGCCGGAAGAAATCTTCCGCTTCAGCGTGAGAGGTTAAGGCAACCTTGAACCGGTTCTCGGTCTTTTGCTGGGAGACCACTTTGAACTGTGCCAGTGAGACCTGATGATACTCCGGGTAGCCCTCCAATGGAACCCACGTGATGGAGCAATCGTCGGTGTCGAGCACGCCTACGCGCTTGGCTTCCCCGGCCTCACCCCAGTCCTGCTGGAAAGGAGACCCCACATAATGTATACAATCGGAAATGGTCTGGGGTATGTGTACGTGTCCGAGCAGGGCGAGGTTAAAATGCTTGAGAATGTCTACAGGGACTCCGTGGAGCGCCGGGCCGGAGTTCATCCGGGCACCGACGACTTGGAAGTGGCCGAACAAGAGCTTGGGGTAGTTCCGGTATTCTTTCAAGCCTTCGATAAGCCACTTGGTCAGTTCGCCGTAGTCCTCGGTGAATGAGCAGAAGAAGGCCATGTAGGGGCCGAACTCAAAGATGTCGTAGCCGTCCACTACGTTGAACTTGTGCTCGAACAGGCGGCGGTTGTTTATTTCCGCGTTCCGCAGGTATTGCTCGTGGTTGCCGGTCAACTTGAAGTTCCAGTCTGAGTTTGGGAACAGGCTCAGGCCCGCGCCCAAGACTTCAATCGTGGGCCACGTGATACTGGTGCGGTCATCGGTGGTGTCGCCAAGGTCAATGACCCCGCAGCACTTGTGCTCATCGTAGATGCGCCGCGCATCCTTGAAAAATTTCTCCATCCGAAGGTGCTGAAGGGTCTTGCCCGGTTCGAGGAAAGACATAGCATCTCCATCCGTTCCCTGAAGGTCAGCGTAGGTCAATAAGCGCATACGTGTTTACAGAACGGATAGTTAAAAGATGAGCACTCAGAAAAGGAAACCCGAATTGAAGTTGGGCCAGTTGATTGGCCTTGTATACGAGAAGATTGGCCGTCAGCACGCGCCGGGTTTATTGGCTTTCCTGTTCCGTTGTGGCTTCGTTCGGAGGACTGATTGAAGCCAAAACAGTCGCATTGACGGCCAATTCGCTTAGGTGCGTTTTCAGGTTTTTCACGCTTTGGTTCTACTACGTGTGGAACTTAGCGTAATGAAACTGTATGAACTGGCGGTCAATGACAGGACCATCTGCGAGGTCACGCTGGACGTGCCTGCTTGGCTCCCGGTCAAGCCCCGTGTTCCGCGCACATGGCTCAGAATGCTGGCTGCACAGGCGCTCCGTGAGTTTTTCAGCCGCCCACAGTATTTAGGTTGTGACACGAGAACAGGCAGTCCAATTCTTAATTGAGCAAGTGCCCGACATGCTGGCCGAAGCCGGTTTAGGCTGGGCAGCGCGTGTTGGTCAGCAGCCTACTGCTAAGCCGACTTCGGACAAGGTTGACTCCAAGGTAACAACCTTGGCCAATCGCATGTTCCTCCAGATTTTTTCCGTCCCCTCCTTGCAGGCACATCTCGTCAATGGCGTGGTCATTCCGACTGGAGCCGAGGATGGCACGGTGAAGATTCAACTGGATTTTCTGAAACTGCCCAAGGAAGTGTTGCCGGATTTGGAGCGCCTGCTTTCCACGGACTATTTCAAGAACCACCGGCTGGTGAAGT